AGAAGAATGACACTTCTAATGTCTTCTCTATTATTGTGGGTGAAACTGAAACTGACTTCTCTTTCAACTTCAAAGTTGAGAACATCAAGATTCTTCCTGTCTCTTATGATGTGGTTGTTTCTCAGAAACTGCTGGCACGATTCACTAGCAAGAAAGGTGACTTGACTTATTATATTGCTCTGGAACCAGACTCTACTTTTGGTTGATGGATGATATCCTAGTAATTGAAAATTTTTTACCAGAGGTTCTTCACAAGTACATGCTGGAGGAAATCACGTCAGATGCTTTTCCTCTAGCATACCTTGAAGACGTTACCTATGATGTAAAAAATCTAGATGGCACAGAACTGCCAAGAAACCATGGATTCTGTCATATGTTTTGGAACAGAGATACGGGACATCGTTCTACCTTTGTTCCCGTTGTTTATCCTTTGTTTTTATATTTGAAAGAGTATCTCAACTGCAATCCACAAGACTTAATTAGAATGAGACTTGGTTGGGGACTTCAATATAGTGAAGAGAAGATACATAACCCACATCTAGATTATAATTATCCTCACTATACTTGTTTATATTATGTTGAGAGTAGTGATGGGGATTCAATCGTTTATAATGAAACCCTTGAGGATTACAATCCAAATGAAGATGATGATTTAGAAGATATCAGAGAGTTTCCTTTTACTATCAAAAAGAGAATAACACCCGAAGCGAATAAAATGGTTATATTTGATGGCAAACATTTTCACTCTAGTTCTACTAATCATATCTCTGACAGAAGACTTGTCGTAACTACAAACATTGAATATGGACGCTGAAGTATTTCCACTATTTTCCACTCCAGTTCTTGCCACAAGGATTGAGGTGGATAGAGATATTGTTAGAGATGTGCATTACACTCCTTATGCGAATGACAATGCAGGATATGGTTCTGCCAACAAGAAAATTTTATTGGAAGATAAATTTTCTACACTTAAGGCACAGATAGAAGGTTATATTGATTACTATCTTTATGAAGCATTGGCACTTGCTCAAGGAACTGCAGTCCATGCTTCCTCTTGGATTAATCTGCATCGAAAGGGTGATTATGCTGTAAAGCACATGCATCCAAACTCTTTCGTCAGTGGTGTGCTATACTTGAACTTGCCTGAGAATGGTGGAGGTAAAATCTATCTTCATTCTCCACAAGAGGTGTCAACGTTCAAAACATGCACTCTAGATCCGATGATTAAGGACTACAACATCCTGAACTCAAAGACTTGGAACTTCCATCCTGAAGAAGGACTTTTGTTACTCTTTCCATCACATCTCTCCCATAGCACCGATACTAATGTAGAATTGGAAAACAGATACAGTCTGGCATTTAATTATTTTATGAAGGGTGCTCTGGGCGATGATGCAACCACTAGTTACCTTGAACTATGAAAAAGAAGGATTATCAATATCCACTCTATGCTCCTTGGACTGCTGTTGAAGCAGGAAAGAAAAAATTTCGTGAGTGGTTGAAAAAACAATCTGAAGAGAAATCCTAACATGAAAGAATTTGATTATGAACTTGACTACAAGTCACTTGATTTCACAGATGCAGAGACTCGCAAACTTTATCGTATTGGAAGGGGAGAGCAAGGAGTGCTACTGGTACGCCCTTACACTGACGATATATGCGCTCATTGGAGATTTGTAGATGAAGCTGCTGCTCGCAAGTCTTCTGCTAAGATATACGAAATGTTCCTTGGATTTAAAACCAAAGGCGACTTCATTGGTATGGACATGGCGCGGAAATTCCTGGAGATGGGTTTTACGAGAGCCCGTCGCTATGCTAATCATTCCAGTGGAAGGAAGTATTATCAAGGCACTCGTAAAGTCAAACCCCAAGAGAAAGATTGGAGAACCAATACCAAAGCCAAAGCTGCTGCTATCTTTAAGGAAGTTAGAGATAAAGCTGCATACGATTCTGAATACAAAGAAATGAGAAAAGAATGGAGAGCAGCAGAATGAAGCACATTCTTTTTACTCTCAAGGGTTGTCCATTTGAACCACTTGATGATGAAAGCAATATCAAGTTGCTTCTCTATAATGCTACAAAAGAAGCGAAGTCAACTTTACTAAATCTAGCAACACATAAGTTTGAACCTCAGGGTGTGACTGGTGTTGCTATGCTTGCTGAGAGTCATATTAGTATTCACACATGGCCTGAGAAAGGTATGGCAGTCTGTGATGTCTTTACATGTGGGGATTCCGCAGAACCAGAAAATGCTGTAGAATATATGAAAGAGAAATTGAAGGCAACTGAGATTGTCTCTAATGAATTTGTTCGTCCTTTGGAATGATTATGCGTGACAACTTTCTTTGGGTAGAGAAGTATCGCCCGAAAACTATTGAAGAATGTATTTTACCAACAAATATTAAGAAGACTTTTCAAGACTTCCTAGATAAAGGAGAGGTTCCGAATCTACTCCTTGCAGGTCCTGCTGGGTGTGGTAAGACAACCGTAGCAAAGGCACTGTGCAACGAACTGGGAGTAGATGTTTATGTCATCAATGGATCCGATGAAGGGAGATTTCTCGATACTGTCCGAAACACTGCGAAAAACTTCGCTTCGACCGTCTCACTTCAAGCAACTGGTAAACACAAAGTCATCATCATTGATGAAGCAGATAACACAACCAACGACGTACAACTCCTCCTTAGGGCGTTTACTGAGGAGTTTAGTGGTAATTGCAGGTTCATCTTCACATGTAACTTCAAAAATAAAATCATCGAGCCCCTCCACTCCAGGTGCGCCTGTATTGATTTTTCCACCGATTCCAAAAGCAAACCCCAACTCGCAGCAAAGTTCTTCCAAAGAATCCAAGAAATCTTGGATACAGAGGGTGTTGAATATGATAACAAGGTCCTGGTAGAACTCATCAATAAACACTTCCCTGACTGGCGACGTGTTTTGAATGAGTGTCAACGCTACTCTGCTGGTGGTAAGATTGACACTGGCATCCTTGCAACTTTTAGTGATGTATCTGTAAATGAACTTATTAAAAACCTTAAGGAGAAGAACTTCCCTGAAGTTCGGAAGTGGATTGTTAATAATCTGGACAATGATTATAATCTACTTCTCCGTCGCATTTATGACGCTCTTTACACGTCCCTGGTTTCTGGTTCTATTCCTGCTGCTGTCCTTGTTCTCGCTAAGTATCAGTATCAGGGAGCGTTCGTAGCAGATCAGGAGATAAATATGCTAGCATGTTTAACCGAAATCATGGTGGAGTGCGAATTCAAATGAAAACAAAACTAAGAGCGCAAGTTAAATCTAAGTTCTATTATGTGTTCTGGGGCACTGCTACCGTAGCAGTTGTCCTGGGACAACTTTATGTTGGGACTGGATATCGTATTCTGCATCAGGGTATGCAGGAACTACTTAATAAAGTTGATGGAGTCCTACTTCATGCAGAACGTGATAACGAACCTAGATTTTATTGATGAAAGCACTGAAAACTCCTCTTCGTTATCCTGGTGGCAAGTCCCGTGCTTGTTCTAAAATAGAGCAGTACCTTCCTGATTTGCGAGACTACAAAGAATACCGTGAACCATTTCTTGGTGGTGGTAGTGTAGCGATTCATATTACCAAAAAATATCCACACCTGGATATTTGGGTGAATGATTTCTATGAACCTTTGTATAATTTTTGGAGAGTTCTTCAGGAAGACGGTTATACTCTTTACAAGAAACTGCAAGAACTGAAGTCTCGCTACCCAGACAGAGGTTCTGCTAAAGGATTATTTTTAGAAGCAAAGGAGATTATTAATGACAGAGAAAAAACTAACCTTGAAAGAGGGATTGCTTTTTATGTTGTTAATAAGTGCTCTTTCAGCGGTCTTACTGAGTCTTCCTCCTTCTCCGCACAAGCATCAGATTCAAACTTCTCAATGCGGGGAATCGAAAAACTTCAAGGATACTCTCAAATAATCCGAAATTGGAAAATTACTAATCTTAGTTATGAAAAACTCCTTACTGATGACAAATCCGTATTCACATACCTCGATCCGCCCTATGACATTAGAAGCAACCTTTATGGACGGAAGGGGAGTATGCATAACGGATTCAGTCACGATGGTTTCGCTGCCGATTGTGATAGGTTTATTGCTCCTCAACTCATATCTTATAATTCGTCTAACATTATCAAAGAAAGATTCCAAGACTACCAAATAGGTGAGTTTGATTTAACGTATACGATGCGCTCTGTTGGTGAGTACATGAGAGAACAGAAAGATAGAAAGGAACTCTTATTGTTTAATTATGAATTGCAAAGTAATTGATAATTATCTAGAGGAAGACATCTTTCAAAGTGTAGAGACTTACATTAAAGATATTATTCAATGGGAAGTTGCGTACAAGTTGAATGATGCTGCTGACAAAGAGGAGCAGTTTCAGTTCTTTCGTAGAATTATTGAACAGGATGAGATTCGATATCCAGAAGATATGTTCATTGTTGAGAAAGTTCTTAAACCATTATTCCATGGAGATGCTGAAGTTTGCGTGAGAAGGGCAAGAGTCAACATGTTCGTTAGAACAAGTTCTTTTCCTGTTGAAATGGGATATCATGAGGACTGGGACACGCCTGGGGTTTATAGTTTGCTTCTTTATAATGAAGACAGCGATGGTGCAACACAATTCAAAGATGGAGAAAAGATTTTAAGTAAAAGAAACAGAGCAATATTATTTGATGGGACTATTCCTCATCAAACGGTACAACAAACTTCATGCCTTTTCAGGTATAATATCAACATTAACTTTTCGATAGATGGAACTCAAAGATTGGTTGAATTCGATTAACTTCACGAAGGAAGATTTAAGTGAGAACATTAGCTCTTACCCTCCATATATCATTAATCGTTGTTTGTCTGGGCACCTTGATTGCATCATGTTCGCCAATGAAATGAATAAGCATCACTTCCTAGATAAGGATATGCAATATTCTTTTTATCTAAATAGTCTGAGGAAAAAGAAGAGATTCAGTCCCTGGCTCCGAAAGGAAAAAGTCACAGACTTGGAAAGCATCAAACAATACTATGGATATAGTAATGAAAAAGCATCTCAAGCTCTAAAAATCCTGACACAAGAACAGATTAACTTTATTAAACAACGACTTGATATTGGAGGCGCTAAATGACTAATACTGTAGAACCTACGGTACAGTGGTCTCAGGAACAGATGGTAGAAGTGATTCTGAATGAACCTGATGATTTTTTAAAAGTACGCGAGACTTTAACTCGCATTGGTGTAGCATCCCGCAAAGAGAAGAAACTCTATCAGTCTTGCCACATTTTGCATAAGCAAGGTAAGTATTATATTGTACACTTCAAAGAATTGTTTGCTCTGGATGGTAAACATGCTAATCTCACCGTAAATGATGTACAGCGTCGTAATCGTATTACAAGACTTCTTACAGACTGGGGATTGATTAGTGTTGTGAATGAAAATTCTGTACTTGACATTGCTCCTCTGAATCAAATCAAAGTGCTGGCATATAAAGACAAGTCTGATTGGGTGTTGGAACAGAAGTATAACATCGGCAAGAAAGGTAAACAGCAAGAAGAGTCCTAAATAGTAACGTGCCATTCGTGCGGCACTCTACAATGTCGGAAACCCCCATAAAGAGGTTCGGTTGTTACCGTTCCTCTTTTTTTGTGTTTCTGTTATAAATATACTTGAACGCCGAAAGGGTTCACACAACACAATCTCGCTTTAAAAGGAGAAGTAAAATGGGAGAACTTACACGCTACCGCGTGGCAGATATGGCTGCGCTCATGGAAAAGCTAAATAAGAATAGTATTGGCATGGATACATACTTCGATCGTCTCACGAGTCAGCACGAGACAACAAGTAATTATCCACCGTACAATCTAATTCAAGTTAGCAACACAGAATCCAGGCTTGAGTTAGCACTCGCAGGATTTAAGAAAAAGCAAGTAAATGTCTACACACAAGACGGTAAACTCTTTGTCGAGGGACAAAGGGAAGATGAGGAATCAGGAAATGATTACCTCCATAGAGGAATGGCTCAACGATCTTTCACAAGAGCATGGACCCTCAGCGATGAAACGGAAGTTAGATCAGTTACTTTTGAGGATGGGTTACTAGTGGTTACTCTGGGTAGGATTGTTCCTACTCATCACCAGCGTAAAGACTGGTTCTAAATATAATTGAATATCGTCGCCGCAGAGGGGACACTGGCAAAATCCAGTGGACTCCCCTCTTTTTTCATGCTATAATACCAGGAGGTAAATACTGACTATGACAATCAAATTGATGCTGCTCAAGTCTGGTGAGGACATCATCGCTGATGTTACCGAGATGGCAGTAGGTGAACAACCTGACAAGAAAGTGGTTGGATATCTTCTCACTCAACCTTGTATAATTAAGATTAAGGACTCTCAAGTTCTTGCTGAAGAGGGACAAAATTCTTTCAGGGTATCTCTGTTTCCATGGATGCCTCTCTCAGCGGATAAAACGATTCCTGTGCCAGCAGATTGGGTTGTGACAATTGTGGAACCCAAAGATAAACTCAAAGACATGTACATCGAGGATGTGGTAGACTATGGACAAGACAATCAAAGCGATTCTGCTGACGACGGGGCAGATTCTGGTGAGTGAGATTGATGAGGTTGGAGCAGATATCGGGCAACCCGATTGCAAACTGACTAACCCATACATCTTGAATGTGGAAGATATGACTATGCAACCTTGGTTGCTTGGTGTCGCCCGTGACGATTTGTTTATGATTAGTTCTGATAAAATCTTAACGCTTTCAGAACCAATGCCTACCCTACTTGAAAAATACGAATCACTTAATAAGTAATGCGTTTCTACACTAATGTTCAATTGATTGGAAATCAACTCCTTGTTCGTGGAGTTGAAAATGGTAGGAGGTATGAGCACAGAGATGAGTTCTTTCCTACCTTGTTTGTTAAGTCTAAGAGGAATTCAAAGTATAGAACATTAAGTGGAGAACCTGTAGAAGAAGTGCATCCTGGCACTGTTCGGGATTGTAGAGAGTTTTACAAAAAATATGAAGGTGTAGATGGATTTGAGATTTACGGAAATGACAGATATATCTACCAATATATTTCTGAAAAATATCCTGAAGAAGAAATCAAGTTCGACATTAGCCAAATCAAACTTGTTACGCTTGATATTGAGGTATCATCTGAACAAGGATTCCCAGATGTAGAATCTGCATCTGAAGAGATTCTGGCGATTACTATTCAGGATTATACAACTAAAGAGATTATTACTTGGGGTGTTAAACCTTTCAATAATAAGCAGGCGAACGTAGAGTATCGTCATTGCCCATCAGAACAAGAACTGCTTAGTGACTTCATCAACTATTGGATGGTGGATGTTCCTGATGTGATTACTGGATGGAACATTGAGATGTACGACATCCCGTACATCTGTAAGCGTCTCAACCGTGTTCTTGGCGAGAAGTTGATGAAACGATTCTCTCCCTGGGGATTGGTTAGTGAGAGTGAAGTTATCATTCAAGGTAGAAAGAATATTACTTTTGATGTTGGTGGTGTCACTCAACTTGATTACTTGAATCTATATAAGAAGTTTACTTATAAGGCGCAGGAATCATATCGTCTGGATTATATCGCCAGTGTGGAACTGGGACAGAAGAAACTAGATCACAGTGAGTTTGATACGTTCAAAGATTTCTACACAAAGGGTTGGCAGAAGTTCATTGAATACAACATTGTTGACGTGGAATTGGTTGACAGGTTGGAAGATAAGATGAAACTTATTGAACTTGCCTTGACGATGGCTTATGATGCCAAAGTGAATTATGTAGATGTGTTCTACCAAGTTCGCATGTGGGACAACATCATTTATAACTATTTGAAGAAGAGAGATATTGTTATCCCTCCTCGTAATAAGTCCCAGAAAAACGAAAAGTACGCGGGTGCTTATGTCAAAGAACCGATTCCAGGAAAGTATGATTGGGTTGTCAGTTTTGACCTTAACTCTCTCTATCCTCATCTTATTATGCAGTACAACATCTCCCCTGAGACACTCCTTGATGAGAGACATCCCACAGCTACGGTTGATAGAATCCTTAAGGAAGAAATAAACTTCGAGATGTATAAGGATAATGCGGTGTGTGCCAACGGTGCCATGTATCGCAAAGATGTGAAGGGATTTCTCCCTGAACTAATGGAGAAGATGTATGCAGAGAGGGTTGTCTTTAAAAAGAAGATGATTCAAGCAAAGAAGGACTATGAAGTTACACCTACCAAGAAGCTTGAGAAAGAGATTGCTCGCTGCAATAATATACAAATGGCGAAAAAGATATCTCTTAATAGTGCTTATGGTGCTATCGGCAATCAGTACTTTCGGTATTACAAACTAGAGAACGCAGAAGCGATTACTCTCTCAGGACAAGTCTCAATTCGTTGGATTGAGAATAAGATGAACGAATACCTAAATAATTTATTAAAAACAGAAGACACCGATTATGTTATCGCATCAGATACTGATTCGATATATCTTAATCTCGGACCTCTTGTTGATAAATTTTTTGCTGCTAAGTCTGGCGACAAAGCAAAGATTGTGGGGTTACTTGATATGGTGTGCAGCGACAAGTTGGAACCGTACATCGACGAATGCTACAGCGACTTGGCGACGTATGTCTCGGCGTATTCGCAGAAAATGCAAATGAAGCGTGAGAATATCGCTGACAGAGGCATCTGGACTGCTAAGAAGCGATATATTCTGAACGTTTGGGACAGCGAAGGAGTTCGTTACGAAGAACCAAAACTGAAAGTCATGGGTATTGAGGCAGTCAAATCCTCTACCCCTGCTCCCTGTAGGCAGATGCTTAAAGATGCCTTCAAACTTCTGATGTCTGGAACTGAAGAGGATGTTATCAAATTCATTGATGACAGTAGAAAACACTTTAAGTCTCTCCCTCCAGAAGATATTTCTTTTCCACGCTCAGTTTCTGATGTGGTAAAGTATAAATCTAATTCCAGTATCTATGTGAAGGGGACACCCATTCACTGTCGGGGTGCTCTACTGTTTAATCACTATATCAAAGAGAAGAAACTAACCAATAAGTATTCTCTGATTCAAAACGGGGAGAAAATTAAGTTCTGCTATCTCAAAAAACCAAACATCTTCCATGAAAATGTAATCTCTTTCATTCAAGAGTTTCCCAAAGAACTTGGAATTGAACAGTATGTTGACTATGACTTGCAATTTGATAAGTCATTTGTAGAACCACTCAAGACTATTCTTGACTCTATTGGGTGGAGTGTAGAGAAGACGATTAACCTAGAACTTTTCTTTGGATGATTAATATATTTTCTGTGCCGTTCTATCAGTATGAAGTAAACCAGTGGGATATTCATAAGAGAGACTTACTGGACTTATTTCAGAGCAGAGAGTTACATCTTGAAGACTCTGTTTATACTGATTTTGGTGCTGATGGATACTCTTATCTCCTTGAGTGTATCCTATCTAAGGAACTAGACACTTTTAAAGAAGAGTCTGGATTTGATTGTCGTATTGAACATTCCTGGTTTCAGAAGTATGAACCTGGAAACTTTCATTCAATACATAATCATGGTATGCATGGATACAGTGCAATCTGTTTTGTGGAGTATGATGAAGATACTCATAAACCTCCCACATTCGTCTGCCCATTTCATGATGCCGTGAGTGGAAATGTTATTGAATATTCTCCACTAAATATCCGTGAAGGAAGTCTAGTTGTGTTTCCTTCATATTTGTCACATTATGTCTTGCCCACTAAAGGCGATTCGAGTAGAATAATTCTGTCATTCAACCTCCGTAGCATATGAAAGATCAGTACACGATTGAAGATGGTGAGACTAAACAAGAAAAATGGAATCGGGGACTTGATATCTTTATTGAGTCTGTAATCAAACCAGATCCTGCTCTTCGTCAGTGTGCTCACAATCAAAAGTGCTATCATGAGTTGATGGACGTGCGCGAAGACGTTCTAAATTATTTGAAATCTAAACGATGGTGATTGAGAATCTATTTGCTACTAAGATTTGGAAGAGGAATATATCTCTAGATGATGATATTAGAAAAAACATCCTAGAGCAGATAGAACAGAACTATCAAAAACACAAGAAGTCTACATCTGAATGGGACTGTAATGTTCATTCTTCTTGTAGAGGAAACAATGACATAGATTACTCTGATGTTGTTCCCATCCTTGCTAGAGAATATCAAAAATTCTCTATTAGTGTTGGAATGGAACAGCATCAATATTTTTTTGAAAATTTGTGGTATAATTACTACGTTAGAGGTTCAAATCAAGAGTACCATACTCACTTGAGTGACAGTAGTCTTTATAGTGCTGTCTATTTCTTAAAGTATGATAAGGAGGTTCATCCTCCTCTCACATTTTACAATCAATCTAATACTTACTTGTATTATTCTGGAAAGGAATCTACAAAAAGATTGTACTCCCATACGAACATAGAACACTCAAACATGTTTGGTTCTTATAATCTGGAGGCATCTGAAGGAGACTTTGTTATATTTCCATCGAGTCTACCTCATGGAGTATTCATTCAAACTTCTGACGAGCCTAGAATAACTATTAGTCTAAACATCTCCTTACAAAACTAAAATGGAATTGCCTATCAACGATAAAGAACTTGCTATCATCGTCAGTGCATTGCGACTGGGTGGTGATGCAGCACTTTATCAAAAATTGACTAGAATTAAAGAGATTCGTGACGCCAATCCTGGCGGTCCGTACAAGAAAATTGCCCGTGAAGAATTTGGATTTGTAATTTAATGGATTTTCTAAAAGAGATTGTAAAAGAAATCGGAGATGACTACACCAAACTCGCCGCAGACATCGACGACACAGAACAATACGTGGACACAGGTTCGTACATTTTTAACGGACTTGTTTCAGGGAGTATATTTGGTGGTGTATCTGGGAATAAGATTACTGCCATTGCTGGCGAGTCTAGTACTGGAAAAACTTTTTTCAGTCTCGCCGTTGTCAAAAACTTCTTGGATTCTAATCCTGATGGTTATTGCTTATATTTTGACACTGAAGCCGCTGTTAACAAGTCTCTTATCGCAAGTCGCGGGATTGACTTAGATAGGCTGGTGGTGGTTAATGTTGTAACCGTCGAAGAGTTTAGGAGTAAAGCACTCAAGGCGGTTGACTTATACTTAAAAAAATCTGAAGATGAACGCAAACCATGCATGTTTGTCCTAGACTCTTTGGGTATGCTGTCCACTGAGAAGGAGATTACCGACGCACTCAATGAAAAGCAGGTTCGTGATATGACAAAATCACAACTGATTAAAGGTGCGTTCAGGATGTTGACTTTGAAGTTGGGACAGGCTAACATTCCAATGATTGTTACTAACCACACTTATGATGTCATCGGTGCGTATGTCCCTACAAAGGAAATGGGTGGAGGTAGTGGACTCAAGTATGCTGCTTCTACAATCATCCATCTCTCAAAGAAAAAGGAAAAGGATGGAACGGCTGTCGTCGGCAACCTTATCAAAGCAAAGACTGCTAAGTCGCGTCTGAGTAAGGAGAATAAAGATGTTACTGTACGCTTGTATTATGATGAGCGCGGGCTTGATAAGTATTATGGTTTGTTGGAACTTGGAGAAATCGGAGGACTCTGGAAAAATGTAGCAGGACGCTATGAGATGGATGGCAAGAAAGTATATGCCAAACAAATTCTCAAGGAACCTGAAACATACTTCACCCCTGAGGTGATGGAACAACTTGATGAGATTGCAAAGCAGGAGTTTAGTTACGGTAGTTGATGGACAAAGTTGAAATCCTTATTCTGAGAAATCTGCTTTATAACGAGGAATATCTTCGCAAGGTAATTCCATTTATCAAAGCAGATTATTTTGAAGACATTAATGAAAGAGTAGTTTTTGAGGAGATTAGTAACTTTGTAACAGACTACAATCAACCCACTACAAAGGAAGTTCTCTGTATTGAGGCAGAGAAGCGCGGTGATATTACTGACGCTGCGTTCAAAGAAATTACTAAACTCATCAGTTATCTTGAGGATGTTCCTACAGATTTTGATTGGTTGGTAGATACCACAGAGAAGTGGTGTAGAGATCGTGCCATCTATTTGGCACTGATGGAATCCATCGCTCTTGCAGATGGAAAGGATGAAAAGAAAGATAGAGGTGCTATTCCTAGTATCTTGTCAGATGCTTTAGCAGTGTCTTTTGACACTCATATTGGACATGATTACCTGACTGATTATGAAGCACGATATGAAGCGTACCACCGCAAGGAAGATCTTATCCCCTTCGACTTGGAATATTTCAACAAGATTACGAAAGGTGGGTTACCGAACAAAACACTTAACATTGCTCTTGCTGGCACTGGTGTCGGTAAAAGTTTGTTTATGTGCCATGTCGCATCTTCCGCACTCCTGGGAGGGAAAAACGTACTATACATCACGGCTGAAATGGCTGAGGAGAAAATTGCAGAGCGAATCGATGCTAATCTTCTCAATGTTCCTATCCAGGAGATAACAGAACTTCCCAAGATGATGTTTGAGAGTAAGGTGACAAACCTTGCCAAAAAGACTCAAGGCACCCTAATTATTAAGGAGTACCCTACTGCGACTGCTCATGCAGGACATTTTAAGTCACTTCTCAATGAGCTTGCTCTTAAGAAATCATTCCGTCCTGATATTATTTTCATTGATTACCTTAATATATGTGCTTCCGAAAGGTATCGCGGAAACAGTTCTGTCAATTCATATAGCTATATCAAGGCAATTGCTGAAGAGCTTAGAGGACTCGCTGTCGAAGCGAACGTACCTATCGTATCTGCCACCCAGACTACCCGTTCTGGTTATGGTAGCTCTGATGTTGAGCTTACTGATACTAGTGAGTCCTTTGGCTTGCCTGCTACTGCTGATCTTATGTTTGCCCTTATTTCAACTGATGAGCTTGAAGAACTCGGGCAGATTATGGTGAAGCAGTTGAAGAATAGATATAATGATCCTACCGTTCATAAAAGATTTATCGTCGGTATTGATAGAGCAAAGATGCGTTTGTATGATTGTGAGCAATCTGCACAAGATGATGTCTTTGATGCTGGAAAAGATGAGGAGTATGAGTCTGAGGATAGGAAACCTAAGAAGTCATTTGATGGATTTAAGTTCTAATGATTACTTACACGTTTGGTAATAACCTATCTAAGGTTTACAAACAAAGTAAATTTTTTAATCGGGAGACATGCCAAACTCTAATCAACTTTCATAAGGAAAATGTTGACTTGAGTGCATGGAATCCTAAAGATGACTATTGGAATAACAGAATTATCCATTTGCATCGAACAGATAATCAAGAAATATTAGATATTCTATGGTATATCAAGACAACTGTAGAGGGATTGATACTTCAATACACTGGTATTCCTGAAATCTATTTGGAGCAGGCAGACATTCAGTGGTGGGGAGATGGGATGCATATGCCAGTCCATTATGACAACTGCAATCATGATGGCAGTCCCATGGATGGATGTTGGTTCAGAACTATGACAGGAGTCATCTATCTGAATGATGATTATGATAATGGCAATCTAATTTTTCCTCATCATAAATTTGAAATCAAACCAAAGATGGGAGACTTGGTATTCTTCTCATCTGATTTTGACTGTTTACATGGTATTGATACTGTGACAAATGGAGAACGCTTTACAGTTCCAATGTGGTATACTAAATACGCAGACAAGCAGTTGATTTTGACATAACTCAACCATTGCTGTATAATATTGTTGAAATGAGGTACATGTTTTGAACGGTTACTACTCTGTTTTCGATCCTGATGGTAAGAAGATTGCCGACTGTGGTATCGAAAGAGATGCTGTTAATCTCATGCATTCTAGAAACAAATACTGGGATGGACACTACTTCATGTTCAATCCTTTGCCTGGTGATATCATCGATGTTTCTGATGGCAAACAACTTCCTACTCGTGACATCGTAGTCAATATGGACGGTGGTGTCGGCGGTAGTTGGAAAGAGGTAGACTACATTGAAGTCAATGGACAGAAACTACCCATGAATCAAGCAGAACCATTTATTCCAGATTTTCACGACTGATGAACAAACTGCAACTTGAAGTTCAGGCAAATTCACCTTATAATGATGGGTGGACACAACAATTTTATCAACAACAACTAAACAAAATGACAGTAGACACCGAAAAGTACCTTGAGTTTGTTCAGGGTGTGACTAGTGCTCCTAGTCTCGACTACCCTGTGCTTGCGGCACGTCTGGCTACGCTAGAAGCAAATGGTGCAAATGTCACTCAACTGTTGACTGCTGCTCTTGGTTTGACTGCTGAGTCAGGTGAGTTCACTGAAGTGGTAAAGAAGATTTTCCTTCAAGGTAAACCCTACACTGAAGAGAATGTCTTCCATATGAAGCGTGAACTGGGTGATATCTGTTGGTATCTTGCTCAGGCATGTATGGCACTCGACACTACTTTTGATGAAGTCATCGAAATGAATGTTGAGAAACTTCAGTCCCGATATCCTGGTGGTAGTTTTGATGTTCATCATTCAGAAAACCGTAAAGAAGGAGATCTCTGATGGGATACGCAGAAAGAAAACCCATTCCAAATAGCGCCAACAAGAAAGAACTTATCAACGATAGTGGCGAACTATACGAATGGGAGGAAACTGCTGACATTCAAATTGAAGCGGAAAAGCTTAAACAAAGAATCGCTGCTCGTCGTGCTGCAGCAGAACTAAAAAAACGTGACGATGAACTTGGATACGACTGCTACAGCAAATGATTAATCTTGAACTGAACAGGCATGATGCAATTGTTCTTCGTCATCATCTCTTCTTGTATACAAAAAACCATCCTGGGTTCTTCTCCGATGATGGTATTCTAAAGATTAGAGAGATTTCACAACAGTTAGACAAACATTTGGAGGAAGACAGTGATTAATGTTGAAATGGATGTGAGAGCTGCAGCAGCGGTTCGTGAATCACTTTTTCAGGACACAAAAGCATACACCTATGATGAAAAGTCTTGCCCTCAACGGGTTAAGGATATCCGTAGTGTAATCGTTGACATTGACAAACAGATTGAAGAGGTACTAACAAATGAAACTACTGACGCTTGAAGACTACGAAAACGCTGGAAAAGAGTTTTTTCCTAAGTATTTCTATGTTGCCAAGGAACTTGGTGAAGATGCAAAACCAGAAGACGTGCTGAAAGTTATGGAAGCAGTCGGTGGTGTAGCACTTAAACTAAAACTTGATGACAAACTTGCTCCATTCGGATTTAACAAGAAGAAAAAAGATGAATCAGACAAAGACTGACATCCAAGTACCAGAAGGTGCCGAACTAATTGATGATGTATTCTATGTGTGGAAAACTAGGTTTGGGTTGTACCAAACCATGACAAAAGAGGGCAGGAAGATGCTTACTGGAGGCACTAAAGATGGCACAGTTACAATGACACGGTGGCATCTTATGTGCGAACAAGAGGGAACTCTTGATGATTACAGCAGAGTTATTGGTGATGCTTTCGTTGGCGGTAAGTTATAATATAAATATCCATAGAAGAACTACTATTCGGACATGGATTTAAATAATCTTAGGGGATTAATGGAGGCATATCAAACTATGCCTCATATTGAAGAGGAGAAGAAGAAGATGCCTTATGTGAAAATGTACCGTAAGGCAGGTAATCTTGGACGTGATGGAAGTCCTGAGGCAATGGAGCGTTCTAAGAAAATTACTGGTGTGATGAATGCTGATGTTGAAAGGCGTGCTGCTCATCGTGCAAAGGATGATGCTGCCAAGGATGCTAAAGATGCAAGAAGAGCTGCTGAAAAAGCCAGACAGGCAAAGGCAAAGATGAAAGAAGAAGTCTCTGTAGATGAAAAGTTCTCTATGGCAGCAGATCCTTCTAAACCAGAAGCTCCACGTCCTACCCGTAAGGCAGCAAACAAGAAAAGCATGAGTATGAAGTCCCGTGCTGTCAAAGCAATCGGAACTCAACGTCGTCAAGATATTGAAACTGGGATTACCAAAGAGAGTTTGGAAGCAACTGGTTTGTTCTCTGAAGCAGAAATCAGCAGAATTCTTGACATTGTAGAAGACTGATAGTATACTCTTGTTATGGGGGGTTATAGCTCAATTGGTAGAGCGCCTGCTTTGCACGCAGGAGGTTTGGGGTTCGAGTCCCCATAACTCCATTGATAAATAAATGTATAAGAATTAACTATACATGAGAAGTTTCTTTAGTTTCCTGTATGAAGCGGAGTCACAAGCGTCCGCACAGGCAAAAAAACTTAATTTGAAGAGCGACGGACACGGTGGTTGGTTAGATTCCCGTGGAAATTATGTTGCAAAGACGGAAGGTGGTAAGTTAAAATTCCTGTCGAAGAGAGAAGCAAAGCAAGAGGACGATGCTAATAAGAAGTCTGCCCCAGCAGTACCTGAAACTGCCAAGAAGAAAGCACCTAAACCTGAAGAGAAAGCAGAACCTAAGAAGAAAGCCCCTGAAGGTGATGAAGGAGATTCGGGAGCTCAATCGGAGGCTCTCACAACAGTGTTTGGTAGATTTAATCCTCCAACTGTAGGGCACGAAAAGCTATTAAATGCGGCAAAAAGACTGTCTACTGGTGGAGATTTGAAGATTTATCCCTCCAGAAGTCAAGATGCGAAGAAAAATCCTCTAGATCCTGACATGAAAGTGTCCTTTATGAGGAAAATGTTCCCAGATTATGAGGAAAATATCATCAATGATAGTGATATGAAGACTATCTTTGATGTATTAGTTGCTGCTAATGAGTTTGGATATAAAAATGTCAACATCGTTGTAGGTTCTGACAGACAAGCAGAGTTTGAGAATCTGGCTCAGAAATATAATGGTGAATTGTATGATTTTGATGAGATTCGTGTCATTTCTGCGGGTGCTAGAGACTCAGATGCAGAAGGAATCGAAGGAATGTCTGCTTCTAAGATGAGAAAAGCGGTTGTTGATGATGATTTTGAGGCATTTAAGAAGGGAACACCCAAAGCACTTAGCGATGCAGAGACACAATCTTTGTTTGATGCCGTTCGTCAAGGCATGAAAGTCAAAGGTAAGAAGAAAGAAGTCGCTGAAACGTGGGAAATTGCCCCTAAGTTAGATCCTAAAGGACTTCGTAATCAGTATGTCAGTGGTTTGATTTATAAGATGGGTGACATCGTTGAAAACCTTAATACTGGACTGATTGGAGAGATTATTCGTAGAGGAACTAACCATCTTATCTGTGTAACGCAGGAAGATTTCATGTTTAAGTCGTGGATTCGCGATATTAAAGAGTATACGGAAGTCAAAATGGACAGAACTATGCGTGATAAGACGCATAAAAACACTTTAATTGGCACTTCTGGGTATTATAAGAACGCTGTTGCAGCAACTCCAGGTTCTCAGGAAGGTGCAAAGAATATTCAGCAGGGCGGAAAAGCATTTACTGGCGTTACAGGAAAGGACTTTATAAATAAGTATAAGATTAAAAAGTAAGATAGAATTGCCATGTCTAATGGAATCGCTCCTAACCCTTTGAATGCTATTTCAAAGGTATACTTGGAAACTGTTGCTAAAGAATCTGCTGTTCCAGGTAAACCTGCGGAAAAATTGAAGACAGATAGGGATATGTTCAACATTCCTAAGGATGAACAGCAGGCTGCTAAGGAAAGACTTCTTGCTAAGACTAAGGCAAAACGTGCTGCTAAGATGGAAGCACTCGATCCTGTTGGAAAAGAAGATGGTGATGTCAATAATGACGGTAAAAAGGACAGTACTGATTCATATCTTATGAAACGTCGCAAGGCAATTGGCAAAGCGATGAAGAAGAAAATGGCAGAGGCAAAGAACATTCATGGAAACGTTGAAGTTCCTGATAAGGATGTATCCAAGATGTCTGCCAAGGCAACCAAGAGAGTTGACACAGATGTTGACGGTGATGTAGAGCATAACGATAAATCTAAAGGTGAATATGGCGAATTTGTCCCCTCTCCAAGTGGTAAAAAGAAGGTAACCACCAAGATGGAAGGTTCAAATTGGAGAGCAGATCTCAGCGACTTGATTGAAGTTGCTCCAATGACTGATGATGAGGCATCAAAACCCATCAAAGAGAAGAAAGTAAAGAACGTTATCAAAATTAACCCTAAGTTGGGTGAAGCAGTTGAAGAGATGGGTGGGCAACTCATCGAAATGATTGAGATTGATGAGTTTGACTTTGTTGTAGAATCTGTCTACGATGAACTCATCGAAGAGGGATACTCTGAGGATGAAGTTGAGCATGGTATTGAGACTGCTCTCAAAACTCTTGAAGAAGCATCCGATTCCTACTATGATTCTGCTGTAAAAGCATCCACACCGAAGAAGTCTATGAAAGATAGACTCAAGTCTGCTGCTAAGAAGGCAATCGGGGGAGCAGGTAAAGCAGTTGGTAAGGCAGTGAAGACTGCAAGAGCAATTCAAGCAGCACCTGGTAAGGCAAAATCAAAAGTAAAATCTCTTGCAGATAGAGTTAAGAGTGTTGCTAAGGCAGGATATGATGCGGGTAGAGACAAACCCAAAGCATCCACTGGATATAGAGGTGCAGGTGTAGGACGCAAGGAAAAGATTGGTGAAGAAGTATCACCTGAAGATAAACAGATGCTTGCCAAGAAGAAGCAACTGATGACAAAGCAACAAATGCTTGATAAGCAGAGACTTCAAGCACAAATGCAGGGTAAAATCCCTACTGGACATGCTTCAAGCACACAAACAAGAGAAGAAGTAGAGGTGGTTGATGAGCGTACTCGCTACGCTAAGGAAACTGGCAAAGACTTCAAGACTGGTAATCCCTCCGAGAAAGGTGGAACTAGAGATGGAACGTCTGTTTTTGACAAAGTAAGTCGTGACATGCGTAAAACTGGTGGTGTAATGTCTTCCAGAGGAAAAGCAATTCAACCTCAAGGTAAGAAGAAAGTACCAGGTAAGAAAGGTTATCAAGGCGTAACTCCAGTTGATAAGATTAGGAATAAACTTTCTCAAAAGAGAGCAGCAAAACCTAATCCTTATAAGGCAAGAGCTGGTGAGTCTGACTGATGCCTTTAAATCTGAAGAAAGACGATATGGGGGATGTCATCAAGGACTTTTATAAGTCCAAGGCACCCCAATTTAAAGGTAAGTCTAAGAAGAAAAGAAGGGAGATGGCAATCGCTGCTAAGTTAACTGCAGAGAGAGGTCCTCTTCCAGAATACTATGGAATGCCTGGTGGTATGGGCAGTTCAGCAAGCAAGAAATTGCGTGCAGATTATGATGATGAAGAGTATCTAAAAAGAAAATCCAAAACGGACAGACTGTTAGCTGCTGTTAGGAGAGGGAGAAAGAAAAGAAAAGAGATGAGTGAGGAATCCAATCCTCGTATTCCTAGGAAGAAGGGACAACCTGCTAATTCTAAGAAGCATTCTGATCTTTACACTGACGAAAATCCAAAAGGAACAATCCATGGACTTGGGTTCAAAGATGTTGCGACTGCTAAAGCATCTGTATCTAAGATTCGCAATTCATCAAGATCTCATGCTCACAAAATCCAGGCAGCAGTTGCTATGGAACAAAGAGCAAGAGAAATGGGCAAGACTTCGGAAGCAGCAGTCTATAGAAAGTTCATCAACTCGATGAAAAAGAAGACTAAGAAGATGAATGAGGGTTGGAGTGACAAATATAAGAAGTCAATTGACTGTAACAACCCCAAAGGTTTCTCTCAGAGAGCACATTGCCAGGGTAAAAAGAAGAAAGTATCTGAGGCAACTAAGTACGATAGGTACGATAAAGAGAAGAAGAAGCACGCTGCTGATGACAAACGAATGAAGTTTGGCAAGTTCTATGACAAGGCAAAGGAAGCAAAAAGTCGTCTCCGTCCTGGCGAAGTAAAACGTTACGACAAGGAGTTAGGAAGATACGTCTCCAATAAAGAGTAATGAGAGGAGGTAACGGGGCATATACTAATGCGGCAGCTGCCTCTGGACCTTTTGCAGGTTTCGATAAGAAACTGTACAAGGGTGCTGATGATTTATTGTCTCAGGACTATCAAACTGCAGCTGAAACTGGTGAAAATAGATATAGATTTTCAAACATTTACCCTGTAATGAAAGTCTCCCTTTCAAATAATATGGGAGATGGACCTTCAATTGATGCTATGGTTGCTGCATCAAAAGAGTTTGTTAATAGAATGGACGAATCTAGTAAAAAAAAGTTTACAGATTTTATGCTGGAAACGCAAATTAGACAAAAGTAGATATATAGAGTATAAACATACTGAGGTTCATCATGCTTTCATTTTTACTTCCATTAGCATCAAAGGTAATTTCTGATGCCGTATCAAAGATTCCAGAAAATGAAGAATTGGGTGAGAAACTTATTGAGATCTGTCTTGTTATTCTTGCTAAGGCAGTTAAGTTGACTAAAACTGACATGGACGATCAACTGCTTGAAGTAGTTACTAAGGCAATCAAAACAAGAGAAGAATGATTCTCAGGATACCTTCTTAAGGTATCCTATTTTTATAAATATCTTATAGCAAATAAATTCATAGAGAGACAGACATGGCACTCTGGGGAAATAATGACAACAAGTTTTCGGGAGGAAGCGTCTCCGTTAACTATGCAAATAGAACTGTAATTGGTAGTGGTACTTCCTTCGGAACAGTTGGTGCTGGTGGAACTGGTGACGTTATCAGATTTGGTAATGTTTTCGGTGGCGCAACTGGTTACTTTGGTGAGGCTGTTATTGTCAGTGTAGGTGGCACTCAACTTGCACATATTCAATCTGTCGCTGGTTTGAGTGGCGGTGAGATTCATGAGGTTTCTTATCAGGTAACTGAATCTCCTAAGTATGTCGCAACAGATCCTACTCTGAATCAATCTAGTGGTGGTGTATTTGAGAGAACTAAGAAGTATTCTTCTTCTGTAACCTCAAGAGTTGCAATTGGCGATACTATTATTTTGGTTGACGCCGATCCTACCGCAGTTTCTGATGCAGTTACTGCACTAGATCAGGTTGTCTATGGAAGAAACGTCTTCCAAGACATGAGAATGCACTCTTCCGTTGCTGGAACCAGTAGCACATCTATTATTCTTACCAATGGTGTAAGAGCACTCGATCATCACTATCATGCTAAGAGAGGTGAAACATTCACTGCTGGCGCACTGAGTGTTGATGTTGTTGAGCGTCCATTTGAAGGTGATATTCACGGACTCGATGAGATTAAAGTTGGTGACAACTTCGTTACCATGACTTCTACAGATCCTGAAGTCATTACTAATAACATCGCTATCGGAACCATCACCACTCCTTCACCTGGAGTAAGGCGTCTTGAGTTCAGCGTTGGACTCTCCGCTCAGGTTGATGGTTTGGATGCTGTCCACATCAGAAGAGGTATCGCAGCTGGTGAAGAAATCTTTGTTGTTGGCGGCGAAGATGTTAAGAGTAAGGAGAATCAGGTAATCGGACTTTCTGCAGCGTCTGCTGGTGCTGCTCAAGGAACTCAGTTTGAAGCAGGTGTCGGTTGGGTTGGTGTCACCACCTATACTCAAGACGACGGAACCTTAAGAGTCAAGAAAGAAGTTCTGGTTGCAATGTCTGGTGTCACAACCAGCACTGTCTATCCTCCTACTAGCATGGTATGATGAGGGATGCTATTTAATGAATTGAATGGGGATAACTTCCTCCTCTTCGCAATTAAAAATTATGAAAATCCTCAGGCAGTAACCAAAGAAGATTTTGAGAAAGACTTAAATCATTTTAAGTATATCAAGAGACTGTTAAAACGTTACAGGAATACGGGTGAGTTAAAAACTCACCTGCTCCTGAATCATTTCATCATCTTGTATAATATTTTTGGTGAAGCGACAACTCCCATGTTATTCTTTAAAATTGAAGAAGAACTGTGGGGATGTATGAAGACTTTCATAGTTTTCTTAGACAAGATTCCTGAGTATCCTCATACTTATATTCATGATATTCCAGTGGATGACTACTGTCTAAACAAACTGTATGCAGCCTACGATGAAAAAAACAATCCTTGATAGAATCATTGAGTATATCCGAGAGGATATGGCTGCTGCTCCTACCAACAATGTTGGTGGCGGTAAGATTGCTGGAACTGTAGAGGCAGGTGACGATCCTCCAGTCAGAATGAAGAAGAGAAAGAAATACATCTATATGAAAGGTGTAAGAAAAATGTGGAAACCTAACAATGGCGGAGCAAATTAAAGTCGCGATTTTAGAGGAAAGACTGCAGAACTTTGAGACATTAGTCTCTAGGTTAGACTCTGCTATTGAAAAATTGGCTGAGGTAAATAACAATGTGTCGCGCATGTTAGCCGTCCATGAGGAAAGAATTACGAAGCAAGAAGACATCGACTCAGTATTGTTTGACAAAATCGACAAACTGCGTGATAAAATGGACTTCGATCATGACAGCGTTACTCAACGATTATCATTACTGGAACGGAAACTTTGGATTGGCATCGGAATACTGGGAGCAATCGTAGCACTTACCAATCCTCAGGCGATTAAGACTCTTCGCCCCTTGTTATCCTCTGCTGAAAGTGCTATAGTGGCACCAGCAGTTGCTCTTGTGAATGGATCATATTGATTCCAAATTTATTGGACTCATATCGTCAAGATTAAGTAAGTTCAAAAAGGTAAAGTCAAACCTTTATAACTTTCGATGCCCTGTTTGTGGTGACTCGCAAAGAAATAAGAACAAAGCACGCGGGTATATCTACGCTGTAAAGACTAACACTAACTTTAAGTGTCACAATTGTGGTGCTTCGATGTCTTTGAATAACCTCATCAAACACATCGATGTTTCCCTGCATAAACAATACACCCTAGAGAAGTTTAAAGACGGGCATACGGGTAGGAATTTTGTTGTAGATGAACCTACGTTTCAGTTTGAGGCACCAAAGTTTAAAAAGAAACTAAAACTGCCAAAGGCAACTGAAAGTGCTAAGGCATCTGGATATTTGACTGCAAGGCAACTTGACACGTCGAAGTTTTATTATGCAAAGCACTTCAAGAAATTTGTAAACTCACTTAAACAAACCTTTGATAGTGAGGAACATGAAGAAGATAGAGTCATCATTCCTCTTTACTACAAGAAAAATTTGATTGGTATTCAGGGTAGGAGTCTAAATTTCTCAAATCCTAAATCTATTAAATATATCACGGTGATGCTTGACGATGATGCTCCCAAACTTTACGGATTAGACGATGTTGACACAGACAAACCAGTATTCATCACAGAAGGACCGTTTGACAGCACGTTCATTCGCAACGCGATTGCTATGTGCGGAGCTGACGCTGATGTTAGTAAGTGGGGGATTAGCAATCCTGTGTGGATTTATGATAACGAACCCCGCAACAGAGAGATTGTCAATCGAATCAGTAAAACAATCGATAGTGGCGACTCCGTAGTTATCTTTCCCTCAAATATAGAAGAGAAAGATATCAATGACATGGTTGTATCTGGACTGGATGTGCAGTCTGTGGTAGAATCAAATATATATTCTGGACTAGAAGCTAAACTTAAATTCAACACCTGGAAAAAGATATGACGAACGGCACCAAAGTTAAGAAGAGAGATGGACGAATTGAACCCCTTGACTTGGACAAGATGCATGTGATGGTAGAGGACGCCTGCAGGGGTATTGCAGGTGTATCTGCTAGTCAAGTTGAGATGAAATCTGGTATTCAATTTTATGACGGGATTACTACATCAGAAATTCAGGAAATTCTGATTCGTGCTGCATCTGATCTGATTGATTTGGAGACTCCTAACTACCAGTTAGTTGCCGCTAGACTGCTTCTGTTTGCCCTTAGAAAGCAGTTGTATGGCAAGATGCGGGAGTTACCTCATCTAGAGGCACATATCATGTCATGCACGAACATTGACGTGTATGATAAGGAAATCTTCATGAAGTATTCCAGGGAGGAAATTGATAAGGTAAATAGTTACATCGATCATGATCGGGACTTCCTGTTCACATATGCAGGATTGCGTCAGGTAGTGGACAAGTATCTTGTGCAAGACAGGAGCGGTGGGGGAGTCTATGAGACACCGCAGTTCATGTACATTATGATTGCCCTGACGATTTTTGCTGAGTATCCAAAGGAAACTAGACTCTCCTATGTAAAGAGGTACTATGACGCAATCTCAAAACATAAACTCAACATTCCTACTCCGATTATGGCAGGAGTTAGGACTCCACTCAGACAATTTGCTAGCTGTGTGCTTGTTGATATTGATGACACCCTCGATAGCATCTTTAGCTCTGATATGGCTATCGGCAAATATGTTGCACAGCGTGCAGGAATCGGCATCAACGCAGGTAGAATCCGTGGTATCAACAGCAAAATCAGAGGTGGAGAGGTTCAGCACACAGGCGTTGTACCTTTCCTCAAGAAGTTTGAGGCAACTGTCCGCTGCTGCACTCAAAATGGCATTAGAGGCGGAAGCGCAACTGTACACTTCCCCATCTGGCACCAAGAAATAGAAGACATCCTTGTTCTTAAGAACAACAAAGGAACAGAAGACAATCGGGTACGCAAACTTGACTACTCAATCCAGATTTCAAAACTTTTCTACGAACGTTTCATCCAGGATGGAGAAATTAGCCTGTTCTCACCGCACGACGTACCAGGTTTATATGACGCTTTTGGTACTGATAGGTTCGATGATTTATATGTGGGGTTTGAACGAGATGAGTCTGTTCCAAGAAAGACTGTGGGGGCACAGAAACTGATTCTCGACATGCTCAAAGAAAGAGCAGAAACGGGACGCATCTATATCATGAATATCGATCACTGTAACTCCCACTCTTCTTTCAAAGATAAGGTTGAGATGAGCAACCTGTGCCAAGAAATTACTCTTCCAACCTATCCTATTCAACATATTGATGATAGTTTGGGTGAGATTGCTCTTTGTATCTTGTCTGCTGTCAACGTAGGTAAGATTAAGAATGATGAGGAACTGGAAGACTTATGTGATTTGGCAGTCCGTGGACTGGAAGAACTGATTGATTATCAGGAGTATCCTGTAGAGGCAGCTAGACTTGCTACAAAGGCACGTCGTTCGCTTGGTATTGGTTTTATTGGACTTGCACACTACCTTGCCAAACTTGGATTCAAGTATGACTCTCAAGAGGCATGGGATGCAGTTCACGGACTCTCTGAGTCCTTCCAATATTACCTTCTGAAGGCGTCTAATCAACTTGCCAAGGAAAAGGGATGGTGCGAGAACTTTGGACGCACCAAATATGCTGATGGTATCCTTCCCATTGACACATACAAGAAGGATGTTGACGAAATTTCAAGTCAGGAGTTAGCACATGATTGGGAGTCTCTTAGAGCATCTATCTTGGAGTTCGGGCTCAGACACAGCACTCTGTCCGCACAGATGCCATCGGAGAGCAGTTCCGTTGTGTCAAATGCAACAAACGGAATCGAACCACCTCGTGGATACTTGTCCATTAAAAAGTCGAAGAAAGGTCCTCTTAAGCAGATTGTTCCGCAATTCTCTTCCTTGAAAAATAACTACACACTTTTATGGGATATGCCTGACAATAAGGGTTACATAAATGTGGTGGCAGTGATGCAAAAATTCTTCGATCAGGCTATATCTGGTAACTGGAGTTATAATCCTGAACATTTTGCAGATAATGAAGTCCCTGTGTCTGTCATGGCAAATGACTTTTTATCTACATATAAGTACGGGTGGAAGACTTCTTACTACCAGAACACTCATGACATGAAGAACGATGAGGTAGAAGAAGACAAACCAAATTTAGAAAACCTACTAACAGAGTTAGAACAAGCCGAGGAGGGAGAGTGTGAATCCTGTGCAGTTTAAGATTTCGTCTGTGGATGATACCACAAATAAGGTTAAAGGTATGACAGTCTTTAACACTGAACAAGTAAATACAAAGAAGCAACCGATGTTCTTCGGTAAACCTCTGGGAGTCCAGAGATACGATTCGTACAAATATCCAGTTTTTGATAAACTCACCACCCAACAATTAAGTTACTTCTGGAGACCTGAAGAGGTTTCTCTCCAGAAGGACAGGGGCGATTATCAAACACTACGTCCTGAACAAAAGCACATCTACACTTCTAATTTGAAGTATCAGATTATGCTTGATTCCATCCAAGGTAGAGGTCCTGGGATGGCATTTATTCCTTATTGCTCTCTTCCTGAACTGGAAGCATGTATGGAAGTCTGGGGATTCATGGAGATGATTCACAGTCGTTCCTACACTTACATCATCAAGAACGTCTACCCAGACGCCTCTGAGGTGTTTGACAAGATTGTGACTGACGAGCGCATCCTAGAACGTGCTGCAAGCGTCACCAAGGGGTATGATGACTTTATTGGTGCTGCTCACCAGTATGATAATTCTAATGACTGGCAACATGCTTTAGAACAAGTTCCCTACGCACTGGAAGGCAAGTATGAACTCAAGCGCAAACTCTACAGAGCCGTCGCAAACGTTAATATTCTTGAAGGTATTAGGTTCTACGTTAGCTTTGCTTGTAGTTTCGCCTTTGGTGAACTTAAGCTTATGGAGGGTTCCGCTAAAATCATTAGTCTCATCGCAAGAGACGAAAACCAACACCTAGCAATCACTCAGAATATTCTGAATAAGTGGAAGCAAGGTGACGATCCTGAGATGAAGCAAATCTGTAAGGAAGAAGAGGAGTGGACTATCAAAGCGTTTGACAATGCTGTCAATGAAGAGAAGCGTTGGGCAGACTATCTGTTCCAAGATGGCAGTATGATTGGTTTGAATGACAAACTGCTTCAACAATACGTTGAGTGGATTGCCAATCGTCGCTTGAAAGCAATCGGACTGAAACCGCAGTATGATATTGCTGCTAAAAACAATCCATTGCCTTGGACACAGCACTGGATTTCCTCTAAGGGACTTCAGGTAGCACCACAAGAGACAGAGGTTGAATCATATATTGTTGGTGGAATCAAACAAGATGTTAAGAAAGACACATTTAGTGGTTTCCAACTCTAATTTTTGCTATACATAGGGGGAGAAATCCCCCTTTTTTAATGCCTAGAAATCAAGTTAGTCTAGAAGAACTGAGAGTTCGCATTATGAAATTGAAGCATGACGTGGATTGGGAATCAACTCCATATCAGGCAGAGAAGGATATGGCACAGAAATATCTTAGTTACGTTTTAGATATTCTTGATGAATATAGATTTTAACGCCAAGGAATATCATATTCAGTAGGATCTTTCAACTCTGGGATAGAGTTATACAGATTCATTTGTTCTTCCCATACCTTTTTAGTGGCAAAGAACACGGTTGATGGGACTGAAAGCAAGAAACTATTGGTGCTATACCTGGTGCCAGACTTAATTTCATCAACTTCATGTACCCAGTGAAATCCAGCAGGGAAAATTAGAGCATCTCCTTTCCCAAGTTTTACTCTATGCTTTCCTTTGAAGAATAAAAAGTCTCCCCCTTCATAATCATCGTTGAGATTGAAGGTGCAACTTCCATACACATACTGATCGTGATCTACATGAGCATGTAACTTGGTTCCAGTATCATATTTGAGAAGTCTGTGCATGTGAGAGAACTTGAGGGAACCTCTTCTCTCAATATGGAAAGCATCAAACTTATCTGTGTAATCGTGATACTCTCTAATGATGCTTTCAGTAGCATTATTGATAGCAAGAAAATTATCTGTCCCTGGTATCAGTTCAATTCTCTTGTATGAGGAGTATATATCCGCCCCTGTAGTCGCCTCTGGACAGTGCTCTAGGATATGCTCACTACTTCTACTCTCATACTCCTGAATCAAACTGTCGCATTGCTCAGGGGATAAAAAGTTTTTCTTGTGATATATCAAGTCAGTTAATTTAACGTCCATACCCAAAGTCTTTTACATATTTATTCTAACACACTAAATAGGTGCTATGATGCATGGTGTGTATGGATGTTGACTATGAAAATCCCTGGATATATCGTGACAGACATTTTTCTAGTGACGATATTGGTGACTACTATGGTTTTGTTTATAACATTACCAATCTCACCAACAAACGACAATACATTGGGAGAAAGTATTTTTACCAACATCGAACGCCTAAAGGGAAAAAACGCAAAGTAAAATCAGAATCCGATTGGAAAAAGTATTATGGCTCTTGTCCAGAACTTAAAGAAGACATTCAACGCTTGGGTAGACAAAATTTTAGTAGAACTATCCTCAGCTTACATAAAACAGCTGGCAAAACAAACTTTGAAGAAACAAGACAACTCTTCCTCAACGGAGTTCTCACCGAATCTCTTGACACAGGAGGACCTGCCTACTACAATAGCAACATCCTCTCAAGATACTTCAGAAAAGACTACTATGATGGAGACTGAAGACATTGTTAGACACACTCGTGACTGGGCAATCAACCGTATCGGTGACATGCATGAAGATGGAGTGACTATTGAAACCATTGAAGATGCATATGCAATCTGCCAAGAATTTGATGAGTGGATTGAACCAAATGAAGATGAACTTGAGGTTGTAAGTATCGACGAAATTACAGATGAAGAGTACGATGATTATCTCGAAAGAAAATGATTCAAGTATTAGATGATGTTCTAGCAAAACAAACGCAGAAGTATTATCTTGAACGTGTGATAAATGTTGATTGGAAATACAAAGGCGGTATCACAGACAATAATGACGGAAACTCTGGATTTTTTAATTTAATTTACGATTTTCCAAATGTCTTTGACAACGACATGTATAATACAACTCTACCACTGTTCATGGAGATAGTATCTAAATTTGATATTAGTTTGGAGAGCAATCTTCAACTGTATAGATTTCGACTTGGAATGTTTATCAGGAATCAAACCAATAATACCTCTGCTGAGCATCATAAACCACATGTAGACTCTGAGAAACCACACTATTCTCTTCTCTACTACTGTTCTGACTCAGACGCTCCTACTTATATTTTTCAAGACGGAGAAGTTGTTGATAAGATAGAATGTAAGCAGGGAAGAGCAGTGCTTCTTCCTGGAGATGTTTACCATGCATCCTCTTGTCCCAAAGAATATCAGAACAGATTGGTTCTGAACTGTAATTTTGGAGAAGAAATTACCAGTGATTACTGGAGATAATAAATAAACCACGAGTGAAAAACATTATGAAAATTCCTGCTCCTGAACCATATACTTATGTGGATTATCAGTGTAGTTTCAAAAGTATTATTCATCCAATTCTTCAACTGGGCGAAGAGTTAGAAGGGATTGAATTAGGAACTGCTACTGGAGAGTCTTTCTTTACCATCCTCCACAACTGTCCTAACGTTAAGAGACTGTATGGACTGGATGAGTTTAAACCATACGTTGACTTGCTCACGCATGATGGTTCACCATGTCATCTTTTTGATGAAAAGAAGATTGACATGATTAAGATGAACTTTTACCACAATTTTAAGTTTAGCAATGTTGGAGATAGAGGAGTATTTGCGGAGGCATCTGCTGATGAGGCACTGGAAACATTCCAAGATGAAACTCTTGACTTTGTTCTCCATGATTGTGGCATCAACTATGAAAGTGCCAAGAACGAAATCGAATCCTGGTACAGAGTCTTGAAACCTGGTGGTATCTACGCTGGACATGATTGGAATGGGCACTTCATTAAGAAAGCAGTTCAAGAATTTAGAGAAGAGAATGGGATTACCAGTCCAATGACAACGTTTGATAATGTTTGGATGTGGTATAAGTGATGACAATTGAAAAAAGATATACGATAACTGATACTTATATTGGTATATTTGATAACTTTTTTCCTGATGCCTTGTTAGACAGATACATTCAGCATTTTAAGGCGCTGGAAGACGCAGGAATGACTTTTGGTAGGGAAGAGCATGAACATCATGAGATTGTAGATTCTAGTATCGCATTGTCATTCGATAACTTCTATCAGGAGGTAGCGATACCTTACGTTCAAAAGGAGTTCAATCAAATCTTTTTTAATGAAGCATATCCTCTTTATATGAAAGAGTTTAGTATGCTTTCAGGTTATGAAAGGCATGGGATTATCGATATCAAAGTTCAAAAAACTCTACCAGGACAGGGATATCATGGGTGGCATTGTGAAGATTCTGCTGCAAGATATAGAAATCGAATTACTGCATTCGGATTATATTTGAATGATGTAGAAGAGGGAGGAGAGACAGAGTTTCTTCATCAAAAGACAAGGTACAAACCAATCAAGAACAGAATGTTAGTATGGCCTTCTACATACACCCATGCTCATAGGGGTAACCAACCATTGTCAGGAGAAAAATACTTGCTGACGGGGTGGACAGAATTCATTCCCTGATGTATAATAAAGAAGTTCAGAAATGAACTGCGGCAGTCTCCTTGGTGGTTCAGGACTGGCGGCGACAGGAACCACCACATGACTCGCTAGCTCAGTTGGATAGAGCAACTGCCTTCTAAGCAGTCGGTCGAAGGTTCGAGTCCTTCGCGAGTCGTAACGGACTTGGCAAACGTCCGTACTCACGTCTCCGAGAGAAAAAAGAATCGGAAATCCAACCCATGTGAGTGAGAGGTGGGATCCCTCTTGGTGCTACCGCTGCTGACGAGTGGCGGTTATTTTTATT